CCAGCTGGATAAGATTGCCCGCTAGTATTACCGTCAACATTGTCATCTTGAGAAGCAGCACCAGCAGTACTTCTACTACTAGGATCATGCTCACCGGAGCTTCCACCAATGTCTGTACTTTGAGTTGGTGGTTCTGGTGCTTCAACGGCCGTGGCTCCTTTGGATCCTTCTGCAGCACTCGCTTCAAGGGCATCACCGTTAGCCATATTTACATTATCATCAATGTGGACAGTCGTACCTTTTACTGAAAGCTCTCCATCAGAACCTAAAACAAGAGTTGTGTCTCCTTTAATATCAAATTTATCTGTTCCATTAATAAACATTTCTGCACTTTTAATATTAAAAGTGTCGGTTGCTTCCATCCAAAGTTTACCTGATTTAAAATATGTACCTTGGCCAGAATCGACTTGCATTTCTTTAGCAGCTTTTATAGAAAAAGTACCAACGTTTGCTTCCGTTTTAATATCAGCAGCTCTAAACTGTAATTGAACACCAGCTTGATGTGTTGATTGACCACCCACTGATAATAAATGGTTACCGTGTACTAATGTTTGTAAATCACCAGTAATTTCTTCTGTTTTATTTCCAACAACTTTAACATAAGCATTTCCAACAATAGTAACATTACTACCGCGTCCAGCTGAAACATGTTGTTTACCGTCAATAACTTCATACTTATCATCAACAGTTTTTTCAGTAGTTAAACCGGCATTATCAATTTGAATGTAAGAACCTTCTCCGTGGTGAATCATAATTCTTTCAGAACCTGGAGAACCATCAATTTCAATACTGGAATCTCCAACCTTAATAACTTTGTTAAGTGTTGGTGTAGCATTGTAAGCAGTTGGTGGTTCACTCCATGTTTCGCCATCAGCGCTGGGAACATCTATAGTTCTACCCATTTCTTGCTGTAAAACGTATGTTTCTTCAAGATTTTCTGCTCGCGATAATCTATCAGATTGCGGTTGACCAAAATTCTCAGGAGCAGTACTTCTTGATGTAATAGTTCCAGTGCGTGGGTCAGGTGGTACACTACCCCAAAGCTCGCCTGGTCCACCAGGTTCACCCCATTTAGTTGCAAATTGAGTAGGAATCAATCCCAATATCATTGGTTGCTGTGCATCACGACCGTCAAGCATTACTCCAAATACAAAGTTGTTTATTTCTGGAATACCACTACCAATAGCTCCATTTGCATCATAGTCACCTTTAGCTAAAATAGCCCAAGGTAATAAGTCCGTTGGTACTTCTTTTTTTGTACCATGAATACCAAGTGCTCTTACTTGTACTCTGCTTTCAAATCTTGGATCGTCGTTATTTTCAACAACTCCAACGAAAAATAAAGGATTTGCAATTCCGCTCATTATTTAAGTCCTACTATCTGAATTTGAAGGTGTTGGTTGACCGCCTGGCGCGCTCCAATCAAACTTAGCCATTCTAAGTTGTGTTACTAAACTACCTTCCCCATTTGAGGAATGGCTTACAGTTTGAATTAAATACCTACCAGACATGGTTTTGTTTAACCCTTGTCCTTGATCTAAACCAGACAAAGATAATAAATCTAATTCAACAATCTGGCCAGGTCTCAAGTCAAGCCTACCCATCAAAGAAGCACCTAACGATGTATTGTTTAAATGATAATAATATGAAGTTCTGTTTTGGATAATTTCTGATAAGTGTTGCTCGTTACGTAAACTACTTACTGTATCACCATTACGCAAATGATCTCTAAAAACTGTAAATTGTTTAGCATTATCTTCTCTAAACATGTCTTGTCTAAAACGTTCTGTATGAGGATTAAAATTTAAGTCTCGCGGTGTACCAGACATATCAATATAGCGCGTGTTATTATAGTCAAAATTTCTATAATTAACTGCGCCTCTAACAAAATCGATTTCTGTAACTTTACTACGATAGGAACCAGAATAAATATCTGTTACAGTATCAATACCTTTTGATACAATTTCTAATGATTCAATCCTTTGGGTATTGCCTTCGGCTGGCCCGTCATAGTCAACTACTGGAGCATAAAATAATTTCTGTGTTTCATCATCTCTGACGTCTTTAATAAAATACTCATCAGTACAAAAATAAAAGTTTTCAAAAGTTTCAAAAAATCTATACGAAAGAGATGGTGTATCAGGGTTATAAGCTCTTGATGCTAGCATATACATAGCTTCCTGGCCTGATATATCTGGCATAAGTATAGTTGTAATACCAACTGTCGGCTGAACAACAAAGCTGCGACCTTCGTCTTGTTCAAGCGAAATTCTTGCAGTTTGATATGGTCTAATTCTGTTTGTGCCTTCTATAAAGTAATCTTTATCGCTACTTAGTTTACCAAAGTATTTGTCAAAAACTTTTTGTGCACAAAATGATATTGAAGTTTTAAAACCTTCAGTAATATTAGTATTAGTAGCAGCAAAAAACGAAGCTCTTGACATAAAGTGTAAATTATATGTCATAGCATCACTGCCGGTTGAAGGAACAATATTTGATATTTTCCAAACATGAGCAATAAGTTTAACTGTGTATTCACCTTGGTCAAATGTTGTAATATCTAATTCTAAAGTTTCTTCTCCACGGATTGGTAAACCATCAAGCACACCTGCACCATCTAATATAGATAGTACACCACTATAACTAGTCGTAAACATAGATTGAGATATTTCAAACCCTCCAACGAAGTTTGAAGTAATATCCCTACTAGATGATCCGTCATAAGAAGTAATGATGCACTTCGAAATTTCGTATGCTGATGGATTATGATCTGCCATATGTTATCTTCTAATTTTTCTTGAAAACTCTGATGTAATCAATGGTAGTACACCTTTATCAACTAAAAAGATTTCTCTTTTGTTTTCATTATCATATAGTTCTTGGTCGTACACTTTCCAAGCTCTCCACTCATTTGGAATGATTCTTTTAATAATAATTTTACGGCCTTGTTCAGTACGTAGAATTACTCTGTCTTCTTTGCGCAAATAAATTGTTTGGAATGATTCCGGCGCTAGTTTAATGATATCAACTGCCATTATGCTACCCTGTAATAATAGATAATGTTATCGCCATTATCTTCTCTTGTCCATTCTACTACTTCGTCTCCAACTCGTCCAGATTCCTCACCATACTTTTCGATGAGGTAATTGTTAAAGTCTGCTTCTGCCATAGGCCATTGAAGATATGGATCTATAATGTTGTTTGCCATGTACACTAACCAAGTGTAGTCAGTAGATCCATAATAATAGTTTGCTATATCCTCAGGCCTTTCTCCTTCCTTAACAGTAAATGGTAAGTAAAGAGATGGGTTATCTGCAAATATTGAAGTAAAACTATTTCTACGAGTAATGTCTTTAACATTATATCCCTCGTAATTAATTGTTGGAAAGTTTTCAAAATACTTCATTTATCTACCTCCTCCCGGACCGTTTGGATCTGCTGTTAAATCAACGTCTTGGAGGGCAACTGCCTCTGACGGGGCTGGTCTGTCTGCGCCATAATCTTCAGCAGTCTGGATTTGCATCTCTTGCATTTGTAAAGAAATACTAACACCCTGCGGTTTACCACCTTTCATAATAGCAACTTGACCGCCAGCCGCGTAGTTTACAGTGAAGTTTTGAATCATAGATGGTTTGAATTGCATAAAGTGGTCTTTGTTTACACCAATTAAATAGGCTGAACAAATATGTGGATATCTTAAAAATGCACGTGCAATAGATGTAGCACCCGACCCAATGTCTTCTGTAACCGGCAATGCAAACCTTTTAAATGCGTTGACAATTTCTCTAATTCTTTCAGAATCATCTTGGTTGCTTGGATACAAATCCCAATCAAATTGGTGTTGCCTAAGTGAAACACCTTCAAAATTAAGTGTTTCTCTTGGGTTAAGTGTTTGTCCTGTAGCTAAGTTAATACTAGGAGCAAGGGCATCACCAATACCTAATGGCATTTTTCTTAATAAGTATTGAGAAATAGTTGCAGCATCATATGTACTAGTTTGTGCAATTCCTTGAGCAACACTGTTAATTGCAGCTCCAAGGCCTGCACTATTTCCGCCGGCAGCCATTGCCTTTGCAATGTCAGCACCGCCTGATTGAAGTAATCCAGGAATATCGCTTAAAGTAGAATTACCACCTTTAGCAAAATTAGTAAGCGCGGTAGCTGCAGATTCCATAAGTGGATCTCTTTGCATATTGTTAACGATTAACCCTGTAGTATCTACTAATTGTTTTGGAAACGGCAGCTCAATAGTTTTTGTACTTCTTAAAGAAATACCAGATTGACGAGAGGATGCAGAGCTTGTACGAGATCCTGTTGTTTGTAATCTGTTAAACGTTCCATTTGAAAAATCTTCATATGCGTATCGTTTAAAAACAAGTAACATTGTATGCGGTTGAGGTTGGTCTGGAAACCTTAAAATGCCCGAACCACTTGCAGATAATTCCTCTGATCTAAAGTATTCAGGTCTTGTTGTGCGTTGTCTACCGAACATTTGCTTACCATTGCCTTTGGGTTATAAATAGGTTATAAGACTATTTATAACAAATTATGGGGTGTCACTTGGCTTATAGTGGGAGGTTTAAACCAAAAAATCCACGAAAATACAAAGGAGACCCGACTAAGATTATTTATAGGTCTATGTGGGAGTTTAAATTCTTTAGGTATTTAGATACTCACCCTGATGTAGTTTGGTGGCAAAGTGAAGAAGTAATTGTTCCTTATTACTCGCCTGTAGATGGTAAACGGCATAGGTATTTTCCAGATGTCGTGGTGAATAGAAAAATTCCTAGTGGAGAAACTAAAACGCTAATGATAGAAATTAAACCTAAGCACCAAACCAAACCACCGGATCGTTCTAAAATGAAAACGGATAAGGGAAGAATATCCCGTAGGTATTTAAACGAAGTTAAAACTTGGGGTGTAAATGAAGCTAAGTGGAAAGCAGCTCGTGCATTTTGTGCAGGACGTGGCTGGGATTTTGACATATATACAGAGGACCAATTAGGAATTAAATAAATGGCTAAAATGTTTGATGATATATTACTTAAAGGTATTAGGGCCGGTCAAGTTCCAGGGCGTACTCAGGATGCGCGTCAATGGTATAGAGACCAGGCGAAAGCATTACCAAAGAAAAACCAAACCGATAGGTTAATACGTGAACTAAGAACAGACAGTAACAGACGACAAGATACTAGATTCTTATTAGGTAATATGTATTTGTTTGCTTATGATCCAAAGCATAAAGAAACATTACCATATTATGACCGATTTCCGTTAATATTTCCTATAAATAAAGCAAAGGGTGGTTTTCTTGGAATTAACTTACATTATTTACCTCCACCATTTAGAGCAAAATTAATGGATGAACTATATACTGTAATGAACAACAAAGCGTTTAATGATACAACAAGACTAACAGCAAATTATAAGATACTTAATAGCACTACTAAATTTAAGCATTTTAAACCTTGCATTAAACATTATTTAAACGCACAGGTGAGATCAAAACCAGCTTATATTAATCCAACTGAATGGGACGTGGCTTTGTTCTTACCAACACAAAAATTCGTCGGCGCAACAACAACCCAAGTTTATGCCGACTCTAGGAAAATCATAAGAGGTATGTAATGCCATTTAGTATTAATGAATTTAAATCACAAATGGATTGGTTCGGTGGACCCGCAAAAGGTTCTCTATTCCA